GATTCAGTCCATGACTCTGGCCGTCACTTTGCCCCCGCTCTTCCCCTACTCTACTCAGTACAAATGGCCCGCACCCTCACAGACTTTCACGCCCCAGCCATATCTTTACCTCAATGGCCAAGGACCATACTCGACAGCCATAGGAATAGCAACCTTCTTTACAGTGAATACGACCGGCTCCACCCTGTGGCTAGACAATTCACAACTTAAAGATAAAGTTTTTTATAGCCCATCTGGAAATAAATTCATTTTTGATCCTTCAGTGACGAGCGTAAGCATACGAACGGAAGACGCACAGACCGCTCTGTTTTGGGGTCTGGACCCACTCGCATTCACGATACTAGAGACACTCCCGGACGGAAATGCGGTCTACACGTGGAATCTGGGAACCAGCCTGACTGTTTCATTGGCGGGCTGGATTCCCTACGCCCCTTCCGCAACAACAAATTCTACAAATTCTCTTTTATTCACGGGAGGCGCGAGCGTCGCCTCTGGCTTTCTCAACTTTGGATCATTTGGGAGCGTCCTGGGGGCATCTATTTACATGTCCGTGTCGGCCGGAGGGAATCTACAATTCAAGTACAAGGGGTCGTATGCACTGCTCATAGAACCGGTAGGCCTTCCAGGAAACGTGACGGGTGTGTCCGTGTCGCACGGGTCTTCAGACTCGGCGACCAAACTCAAGACTGACTACTTTTATTCCTTTGCCGTTCAGTTTTCGGGTCAGACGCCCCGCGTGCTCTTGCCTTTTTACGTTTCAGACCCGACTCAATATTATTTTTTAAGTTTTCAGGGAGTTTCATCAGGGGCGCTGAGCCCCCAGTCCGAGGTGAGCCTCATGGATCTCAACGAGTTCTGGACCCTGACTGGAACGACAGCCGTCAACAAAAGTAATGTCGACTTTAGCAATGGCTGGACGCGCCGAAACTTTACTCAGAACGTCCTGACATCTGTTCAACAAAACACTTTTTCTTTTTTTAATCAAGGTCTGTACAACATTTACGGCGAGCTCACGGCCCCTTCGACCAACACGATCACTTCTGTGGGGCTCTGGTCGAATGACATGAACAAGTTGGTGACCCAGTGGAACACTCCCCAGGCGGCCAGCCCCACTCTGACCTTTAGCCTTCCCGTACAGGTCAGCAATCCAGCGACCAACAACTATTCACTGGTCATGAATTCCCAGGTCTCAAATCTCGTCGCGAATTCGATGATTGGAATAGAATACTTTGGAACGAGCAATACCGTGACGACCCAAGAGAATGACTTTCGACAGAACGGCCTTCTGACCCAGATGAAAGGGACGACCAATTACTCGCTCGGGACGAACCCCGTGAATTTTTCTACAATGGTCAACGTCTTTGGGGCCACATCCCGCCACATCCACGTGACGCCCGGGGGGAACATTAATTTCTCAAATTCTGCAAATTACCGAATTTCTACATATTTCGAGACGAGCAATGCCTACGTGTCCAACGTGAGCATCTTGACGGCCACGAACGACGGAGGTACCTGGGCTCCGGTCTACACACAGACCTTGCCGCTCGGCATATCCGGCGGGTATGTCGTGGATGTCGTCGTCGATGCAACAAAAAACTTTTCAGATGTTTTTCAGGTACAGGTCGGCCTGGCCGGCTCAGTCTCGGGCCAGACGACGACCAACGTCACGTCAAATGCCTATTTTACATTCTTGGGAGTGTCTTCAAACGCCCTCATTACAAACTATTCCTATGTAGACTCAGTCGGGACGTACATGATCGAGAGCGCCGAACTCAAGATTGGCGGGCAATCCGTCGAGACCCTCACGGGCGAGTATATAGAAATGTATAATGATTTGTTTGTTTCCCAAGAGAACCAGCCTGGCCTCACGCTTCTCACGGGCAAGCTCGATTCGAGTCCGATCTACACAATTCCAGGTTTTGCCGGCCGGACCTATTACATAAATCTTCCGTTCTTTTTCTATGCCAATGCGGAATTGTCCTTGCCTATATGCGCCCTCGACCTTCAGGACCTCGAAGTGTACGTAAATTTTAAAGACTTTCAGATGCTCCTCTCACAGCCCGGGATTGTTTCGACGCCTACATCCGTGACGACGAGCATGATAGTCGACTATGCCTATCTCTCAGATCCCGAGGTCCGGTGGTTTTCTAGCCACAGACAGGACTATATCATTCGGCAAATTCAATATGAAACGTTCAGCCTTGGAGGAAGTCTCAGTTTTGACATGAATTTTCTCGGGCCGGTCCGAGAGCTCTATTTCGTGATTCAGGACGCCTCGGCCGGGCCCTACGTCTACACGACCGATCAGTCTATGGGCCTGACGCTCACCCTGAATGGTGAAGATTATGTCGACTCGAGCACCCTGGAGTACCAGTTTATGAGGTTCGTGGCGCCGCTCCACGGGTATGCCCGTCAGCCCGACCGGGTCCTGCACATCGTCCCCTTGTGCCGCCATCCTCAGGATCCCCGGCCTTCAGGTTCTCTCAACATGAGCAGAATTTATCAAAAGAAGTTTCAGGTGGACCTGCCGACCATGCCGTCGCTCGCGACCAAGACCCTCCGACTCGTGGCCACGTCCTACAACGTGCTTCGGGTCGAAAATGGGCTGGCCGGAATTATGTTCCAGTAGTAATAGGAATGGCCGGGCGCCAATTGCTTGCCCAACTCGGCCAAGAGGATATCATCTTATCTGGACAACCTGAAATTACATTTTTTAAAGAACAATACAAGGCCCAGGCTCCTTTCGCGAGTCGGGTCATCAACGTCCTCTTTGAGTCCGAGACAGGCTTTGGAGAAGAGAACGCCGTGGACATACCTCTCAACGGCGACCTCATCTGGGCCATGTACGCCCGTTTCGATTTCCCGACCCTCGACCCGGCGGTGCAGTTCCAATCGTATGCAGGTCTTCAAATGATAAACTTTGTTGAACTTTATTCTGGGAGCCAACTCGTGGAACGCCTCTGGGGTGAGTATATAGGCATTCTGAACGCGTGTCAAGTTCCCACGAGCAAGCAGTCGTCACTGACGAACATGGTCGGTTCTGGGTCGCCCGGGTCTGTATTCACTCCCCAGACGCGATACACCGTCCCGCTAGGCTTTAAATGTCTTCAGCACGGACTCCCCCTGGTTCCAGACATGTCCTTCCGAGTGTCCCTTAGCCCGAGCACGAGCTTCACGTCGCCCCCAGTCACCTACCTTTCCGTAAATTTTAAACTTTTGGTCGAGTTTGTGATACTGGGAGAGCCCGAACGCAACTGGATCAAAAATAGAGGACCGGTCATATACATAGGTGAGAGCGTCCAGAGAGCCCGGTTCGACATTCCGGTCGGCCAGTCCAACGTCCGGTGCGTCACCCAGTTTCTTCACCCAGTCAAAGAATTATTCTTTACTGTTCAAAACAATTCTTCAGATGTTTTTGACTATTGGTACAATTACGCAGGTGCGACATCGTCCTCGAACACATGGGCCTGGAATTATTCAAATGTAAATCACTTGAATTCTATGGCCATGTACTTTGAGGGCGTTCAGCGAGTCGATCCATTGTGGGCAACGAGCCTCTATCTCGGAACGACCCAGTTCCTCGACTACCACACGCGAGTTCCCATCGCACCATTCTACATGTACTCCTTTGCCCTTGACCCTGAGAACCCCCGGCCGACCGGATCTGTCAACATGGGAAGAATAAAAAATCAATATTTTGATTTCTTTTTAAAACCGAGCCAGAAGGAGCGCACGCTGACCATCTGGGCCAGATATCACACGTTCCTGGAGGTGACCGGATTCAAGACCCTCGTGAATCTCTTTGACAATAATGGTGACGACGGCTACATACTCTACTTGCCTTAGAGACTCGAGGACTTTTCAAAAGAATGGAGGCGGCCGCGATGGAAATCTTTCTTCCAGCTATGGAGTCTGCTATGGTCATCGCTAGCCACTACGCCAAGTCGACGGGCCGGGATGTGGTCCTGGCCGAGGATGTGCGCATGGGGCTCATGTTTGCGGCGAGGCACGTGGTCGGCAAGCAGATCGGATCTCTTTTTCCAGAAATTTATGAAGACCAGGACGAAGAGGACGAGGAGGACGAAGAGGACGAAGAGGACGTGCCCTGGACCCGGTACGAGGGAGACGACCCTCAGTTGAAGCTGGTGAATGAGTGTGCAGACACCTGGGACGAGTGGGTCCCAGAGAATCCAGCCGAGCGCGCGCTCAAAGACGCTGTAGAAAAGGCTATGAATCAGTAATGGGGCTCGAGCCCTTTGATCCAGGAGGTGATGTCTTCGGCGTTTTTTACGCCCCCATAAAAGACCCACGCCCATTTGAAAAAACGAAATTTAGTCTATTTCAAATGAGCGAGTCGGACGATGAATGTGAGCTGTTCACAAAGTGGACAAATATTCAGGAAGATTCTTCCGAGTATGACTCTGAATGAAAATTCTTTGCTATCAATAAATGATGGTCCTCGCGACGATTCTCAATGTCGTGGCTCTGACCTGGGTCATGGATCTGGAAAAGAACGGGTGTCCTTGTGCAGCAGGCTGGCGTCGGAGCGTCATCAAGTACTGGTACATTCTGGCGCTCCTGTGGCCTCTCGTGGTTCTGACCATCCGCCCGCCCATGGGAATCACCAAGGCGCTCGGAGCCTTTGGTGTCGTGGCCTTTGTGGCTCTGGCCAGTTCTCTTTGGGACATCCAGCGCCAGAAGTGCCGCTGTGCCCAGGACTGGCGCGAGAAAGTTCTGCTCGTGACCACTGTCCTCTCAGTCGTAGGAATTTTTCTTCGCATACATTAAATGGCCAGTGCTCTTCTAGAGATTGAGTCGTTTTCTTTGAACGCTATAGTGGGGTCTCTGGCCCTCACAGCCTCCCTGAGCTGGCTCGACTTTGTTCGATCCGTAGTGGGTATTCTCGTCAAGGTTCCCAGGGACACGAGCCAGTTTTTCCTCGTGACGGCCCTGCTGACCACACTCCTCTCGGTCTTGGTCTATATGGTCATCAAGGCGGCGGCCAAGAACGTGGAGATTAAGAAACCGGGCCAGATCTACGCCCTGACCCGTTAGGTCTTCCTGACGAAAAGAATAACCAAAAGTCCCGCGAGCAATAGAGCGCCTACCATGGCCAAGTTCGGCCCGCCGTCCAAGGGTACGGGGGGCGGCAAGGCATCCAGGATGAACGCATCCTCTTTGCTCGAATCCTTTGTATGGATTCGAAGAAGGAAAGAGTTTGTCTCGAGGCCGTTGAAAATCAGGGGATTTCCGTCGACGTCGAGCCACTTGATCGTCAGGCGGTCGAGCGACCCTATGGGCTCTGGATACCTGACAGAAACTTTAAAATCTTTGTTTTCGTGAAAGTTTTTTATAGTTCCTGAGATGACATCGAGGGGCACGGGCGCAAAGGCTCTCTGGGTGCTCGCGCCCGAGACGGTCTGCCAGTAGACGTTACTTTGCCGGATGGTCGTCAGGGCTCCCGTGTAGACGTGATTCGGGGTCTTGAGTTCATCAATGTCCAGATAGACGTACTCTCCCAGGGACATGTTGACGACTGCATTTGACTGGCCCGTGATGGGCACGCCGGCCGGAACTCCGAGCATTTGGGCCAGTTGTGAAGAGTTGACGGTCAGGGGCCCTCCCGAAAACTGAAACTTTCCTTGGTACTGGATGTATGAGCAGGTCAGGGCGGGCTGGGCGGCCAGAGAGATCTGCGTCGCGAGATCCCAGACTCCGTAAAACCCGGTCGGCAGGGAGTAGGTCGTGCCGCTGGTCGTGAAGCAGCTCGAGCCGTTACTCAGGTTGTACATGGTGTTGGGAACTCGGGCACTCACGAGGTCGACGCGGTCGACGTTCCTCACGGGACTCGACAGGTACAGAGTGTACGAGTTCCCTGAGGGGTAGAGACTTGTGTCTCGGGTGGCTGAATTTGCAAAGATGAGGCGCATTAATGTAGACTAGGATTTGTTAAAGTAGGGGCTCGCGCAAAATGTCTGGTCGACCGGGGTCTGAGCCGCGTAGATGCCAACGGACCTGGTGTTGTATCCAGGGGTCATGACGACCTTGCCGCTCGGGACGAGGATAGCAGAACCGAAACCTTGGCTGGACAATCCTGTGACGTTTGAAAACTTTAGGCTGACTGTATCGAATGTAAAACCGTTCGCAGAGCCCACGTTGGTTGAGGCACTGACGAATGACGGGGTGAAAAACACGTTCCCGGACCCGAGAAGACACGCTCCGAGTGAGAAGGTGAAAACGTTGGTATTGGCCGAGGGAATCGTCACGTTCGAGGAGATGCCCAGGCTTGGGTTAATGACGATAATGTTGGACTTGTTGGGAGTTCCGATGACGTTTCCGTTGGGCGCAAGGGTCAGGCCCGTGAATCCGTCCGTCCCGACGAAGATGTTTGAAGAGCCTAGACCGACCGGATCGAACTGGATGACATTGGATGTCCCGGGTGAAGGAATGATGACGTTCCCGTTGGTCAAGAGCTGAATGCCTTGTTGGAGAGCCGGGCCGTCGGTGCTATATGCTCCCCTATTGCTTCCGGTATCAGCAACAGCTGCAAAAAGTCCCAATTGGGGCGACCAGGCGGCTGAGGTCCACGTGGAACTTGTAGAAGGGGAGAGGGTCGATGGGTTCCAGGTCTTGCCGTCGGTGCTATATGCTCCCTTATTGCTTCCGGAATAAGCAACAGCTGCAAAAAGTCCCAATTGGGGCGACCAGGCGACTGAGATCCACTGGGAACTTGT